ACTAATATAGATGCAGGTGATCTCACAGATGAAGAATTACAGGCTGAGTTAGATAAACTCGGATCTGTTCACTAGTTACATCAGTAAGCGTCATTCGTGCAAAAGGAACGCTACGCAGGTGTAAGGATTCTACCATTGTCCTCACTTTGTCTGGGCTGCAAAGGGTAGGAAAAGCCCACTATTAGAGGATAGAACAATGAACACACCATGTATAGGTCTTTGTCGATTAGATGAAAAAGGAGTATGCCTAGGTTGTTTTAGAACTATTAAAGAGATAAAAGAAGCTTATGAAAAAACTACAGAAAGGAAGTAAGTATGAAGAATACGATGAGGATGGCGATGGTATTGTGAGTGATGAAGAATTATCTCATGTCAAGACTATTAAAGAAACAGAAACAGCTTTAAGAAAACAATTAGCACAACTGCGTATGGCGAGATCAACCTTGATAGCCATGGGTGCATTCACCGCAGCTATGTTCTTTGTACCTCTAGAGAGAGTAGAAGCACTCTCTGACATCAGTAACCTTTTCTACATTAGTGGAGCTGGTATTGTCGGTGCATACATGGGTACAACAGCTTGGCTAGAAAAGAAAAAATAGGAGAGGAACTATGGCACGACCTAAAGCAGTCATTGAAGAACGATATATAAGACGAAATACTGCCGAACCATTTTATTTGTCGGTAAGTAAAGAGCTTGTTGCAGGACATGAAAGAATCCATAAGTTTGGAGCTAACTTTCAAATTGATAGCAATACAGATCCAGAGACAATTTGGACTGGAGGAGGATTATATCCTTGGGCATCTCTTAATACTGCACAAGTTTTATATGGCATATCGACAAGTACTTCAGATACAGAAGAAATGACAATCGAAGGATTAGACGCTAACTATAATAAATTAACTGAAGTTATCACATTAAATGGAACAACAGCAGTAGCAACCACAAACCAATTCAAGAGAGTATATCGTATGATATACAATCACACTGCTGAAAATGCAGGAACAATAACCTTGAGAACAGGTTCAGGAACAGGTACAGTTGTTTCTCAAATTGATATTGGTTATTCTCAAACTCTTATGGCTATATATACAGTTCCTGCAGGCTATACTGCTTATTTACTTCAGCTAGGTGCTTCTGTAAATAAAAATGAAGATGTACAAATTGAAATGTATCAAAGAGAGTTTAATCAAGCTTTTAAGATACTACATTTGACAGAGATTTATGAAGGAACTTATTCTATGAACTTCCCATTACCTCTCAGGCTTGAAGAAAAAACAGATATAGAAATGAGAGCTTCAGAAGTTGAAACAAATAACACGAGAGTAACAGCTACATTTGATTTACTCTTAGTAAAAGAAGATAGTACAGGTTATTAGTATGGCAGAAAGAAAAAAGAAAGTCCCCTTAAAGGGTACAATGAAAGGACAGACTATTGGTGGTGGTTATAAGAGACCAACTAAAGCTGGAGCTGGAATGACTGCTAAGGGTGTAGCTAAATACAAGAGAGATAATCCTGGAAGTAAACTACAAACAGCAGTTACAGAAAGTAATCCTACTGGTGCTAGAGCTAATAGAAGAAAGTCTTACTGTGCAAGATCAGCAGGACAAATGAAACAATTTCCTAAAGCAGCTAAAGATCCTAATAGTCGTTTAAGACAAGCAAGAAAAAGATGGAAGTGTTAAATAATAGAGCAGGAGTCTCAAATGAAAACAACAGCAACAAGATACATTCAAAATGTAACGAAGAGTAGTCCAGTACAGAATAAAGTGAAAAGAAAAGCAGAATTATCTAAGCCTGGAAAATACGAAAAGAAAGTGATGGAAGCCAGTAAACCCATATACACTGGAAGAGGTACGTTATGAATGGTTACAAAGAAGCTGTTAGTGATGAGCAGCTCATAGTCCAAATCGAGTCTGGTATACAAGCCAGTAGTGGCGATTGGCTAAACAGTTCAGATCTCTCACGAGAGAGATTAAAGAGTACATACGAATACGCTGGTGTGGCAATGGATCACCTTGCACCTCAAGGTGTGAGCACCATAGTTGACACAAGCACAACAGAAGTAATTGAAGCATACACAGCAGTCTTATCAGACCTATTCCTTAGTAATGGTAAGTTAGCTCGGTTTGTCCCCTATGATGACACTCCTGGAGCTTTTCAGGCTGCAAAGGATGCTAGTAATGTAGTAAACTACTGCATATTTAAAAAGAATAAAGGATGGGAGATACTCCAGACTTGGATAAAGTCAGCTCTCCTTTGGAAGAATGCTATTATAAGATGGGATTACATTGAAGATTACGATTACGTCATTGAAGAGTTTGATGAAATCGATGAAGCTAAGTTAGATGAAATCCTTGCAGATGAAAATATTGAAATCGTCAACGAGCTAACGCTCAATCCTACTTCGGAAACGATCTCTTATATAGATGTTCGACTAAGGAAAAAGATAGATAAGAGCAGAATCAAGCTAGAGTGTATTCCACCTGAATCATTTAGAATATCTAATGAAGCCAGAGAAATAGAGGATGCAAACTACGTAGGTATACAGTCTGAGATGACAAGGTCAGAAGTAAGACAGTACTATCCTGAGTGGGGAGAAAGTATAACAGAGGACGAGTGGGCTGAATTAGATACAGGTGACGATTGGCTAGGTAGTGGAAACTACAGCGAAGACGTTGCTGCAAGAAAAGAAATAACAGGACAACGTTATTGGCAAGGATATGAAGGTAAATCAGGCTATCCACTAGAAGCTAATCAACTAGTCACATTGACAGAGTCATGGATTAGAGTTGATAGAGATGGTGATGGTATAGCAGAACTTAAACACCTTATCACTGTAGGTGGTCATATACTATTCGAAGAGGATTGTGAGAGAATCCCATTGGCAAGTATTGTACCTATAGATATACCACATGAGTTCTTTGGTTTATCAATGGCAGACTTCACTAGAAGTAGTACTTTGGCTAGTACTGCTATACTAAGAGGTTTTGTCGAGAATACTTACCTCACCAACTACAGTCCAAAATTAGCTGATCCAAATGTCGTGGATTTTAGTGCATTGCAAAACATGAAGCCAAAACAGATTATCCCAACTAACGGTAATCCATCGGCTGCAGTTGCAGCACTACCACCAGAGACTATTTCAACAGGTACTGTTCCGTTGCTAGAACACCTTCAAATGATTAAGGAACAAGCAACTGGAATGTCAAAGGCTGCACAGGGTTTAAACGATACTCTCTACGTTTCTGGAAACTCTGAACAGAAGCTTTCAGCTGTACAATCAGCTGCTCAAAAGAGAATCCAGCATATCGGGCGTAGATTTGCTGAAACTGGATTTAAGCATTTAATCACAGGTGTTTATGAAACCATGGTTAAAAACATGAAGGCTAAACAAAGTATTTATGCCGATGGTGTTTATAGAATGGTGGATATTTCTAAGCTACCTAAGACTATGGATGTTGAAATCTTTTTAGATATTGGTGAAAACAGTAATAGTACAAGAATACAAAAGCTAGGAAAAGTAGGTTCAGAAATATTACCTGCATTAAACCAGCAAGGAATGGGTTTAGTTATTAAACCAGAGGCTGCAGCAGTTCTTGCAACTCAATTAATAGAGTCAATGCAACTTAACAGTAATGATTATCTTGAGGATTACACTACTGAAGAGTTTAAACAGAGAGCCGCTGAAGATATGCAAAAGAATTCTGAACTACAGAATAAAGCCGAGATGCTTAAAAATCGTAAAGCAGAAGCAGATGCAGCACTTGCAGAGTCAAATGTCGCATATACAGATGCACAAAGTAAAAATACAATGGACGATAATGCTAAACAGTTAGCAGTATCTATCGATAAACACTTTCAAGAGTGGGCAGATTTAACTATCAAGGCTACTAAAGAAGGTGCTGAGTTACCTCCGCATCCTGATTACGCTAATATAATCATGATGGCAAGAGAACTTTTAAACCCAAGTCCTCCTCCACAGGAGCAAGGACAACAGCCAATGATGGAAGAACAACCACAGGAGATGATATAAAATGGCAACAGTAACAATTAATGCAACAGGTACAGGTGGTACACAATCAGGCACAGTAACAACAGCTGCAGGTGCAGGTGCTGGTATTATATTAGTCGCTAATGATAGTGATTCAGCTATTGTATTTGACGTTGCAACAGCTGGTACAACTGTACAATCAGGTGTACAACTACAAGCTAAAGAATTTAAGAAAATAACAGGACTAAACAATGGTGCACAAACATTAGTGAACCTAAAGACCACACACGGTACAGTCGCACAAAAGAATGAAGTGGTTTATAACTACTTAATAGCTTAACAATAACCTATGCTCAATGCCTAATGGATTGAGTATTAACTATCTTGCTTAATAAAGGAGAAACACAATGAATATGTTTTTAAATAATAGCCCAATACCTTATACAATAGGATTCGAAAAACTCTTTGATCAATTAGAAGAGTTTATTTATCATAGTAAAAAGTTACCTTCATATCCACCTTATAATATAAGGAGAGATGGAGATAACTTTACTATTGAAATGGCACTTGCTGGTTTTTCTAAAGATGATATTGAAGTAACTGTTACAGAAAACATGTTAACAGTCTCTTCCAATAAAGAGAATTCTAAAAAGGATGAGCTATACAAAGGTATATCTGATAGGAAATTTACTCGTAATTTTTCTATAGCAGATGATATAATTATCAAGAGTGCTAAATTAGAAAATGGATTACTAGTTATTAAACTAGAGAGAGAAATTCCTGAAGAAAAGAAACCAAGGAAAATAAAGATTGGATAAATATAGACAGACAGCCGAGAAGAGGCTGGGAAATAAAAAGTCTTATGGTCATCATAAAGTCCACCCTGAAGAGTTAGCAAGGCAAGCCCATGTCAAGGGACACTTTGCATCTCAAGAAAGGGAGGACTTTTTTGATGAAGTATATGGCGAAGTATTAGTCGATTACTTTTTAGAATGGTTAAAGACTGATTCACATGAAACAAAAACTCGTGAGTTCCTCTACAGTTCTGCTATGGCACTAGGTAGTGTCAAAGAGAAAATGATAAACTTCGAGATGTATGGTAAGAATATACCACACCTACAGGAGGACAATAATGTATGAAATTAATTATGAACAATTAATCCAAAACTATAACCAGATGATAAATACGCTTGAGTATGACTCAATGAGAAGTGGAGGTAAAGCAAAGCTTAATGCCGAAACACTATTCCATTTATATTCTATGAAGGAGAAGTATGAATCAAATATGGTTAAACCTGCTAAGAAGGAGGTAAAGAAGAATGGATAAAAATACCGAAGCAACAATAGACTCTACCCAGTTGGATGACTCTATAGCAACGGATAGTCGAACAGAAGAACAAATGCTGGCTGACATTATGGCAAACTCTGAGTTTACACAATCTCTACCCAATGAGCAAGACGTTCCTGAGTTAGACACGGAAGAACCTGTTGAAGAAGACCCAGAGACAGAGGAAGCCGAAACTGAAGAAGTTGAAGAAGAAGCTGAAACAGAAGAAGAGGAAGCTACAGATGAGGATGATTCGTCTACCCAAGAAGCTGAAGTGTACACTCCTGATGATTTAGACTTAGATGCTAAAGTCGCCATTAAAATAGATGGCAAAGAAACTGAAGTGTCTTTTAGTGAACTTATTAAAGGTTACTCTACTGAACAACATCTTTCTAATGAGGGTCGAAAACTTGGCGAAGCAAGAAAACAATTAGATGAAGAATACGAAAAAAAGTTTCAAGAGATAAATAATCTTGGACAGGCATCTTCAGCTATATTGTATCGAGAAGAACAAGCCTTGGCAAAAGAATATCATGACATCGAGTCTCAAATAGAAGAAGCTAGAAAAGATGGTGATACATATCAAGTTAATGAACTTAAAGATAAGCGAGAACAAACACAAAAGAACTATTGGAATGCTAGAAATAATAGAGAACAATTAGTTAAGCAAGTTCAAGCACAGGTTGAAGAGCAAAATGCTAAACAATGGAATGCACAATTAGAACACTTTAATAAAGCTATTCCAGAAATGATACCTGACTTTAATGAAAACACTGCTAAAGCAATAAGAGAATTTGCTATAGCTGAAGGTATAAAACCAGAAGTACTAGACTCTATAACTGATCCTGTGATAGTAAAGTTTGTAGATGACTACAGGCGATTAAAACAAGGGATATCTAAAGGTAGTGCTAAAAGAAAAGCATCTATTATTAAGAAAGCTCCTGTTAGAAAAGCTAAAACTAGATCTCAAAAAGAGATAGATCAAGAGACAAGAATAAGACAAAGAGCTTTTGCTGAAGATGCTTCTAACGAAGATCAAATGGCGTTTCTTCGAGGACTTGCAGAAAAATCATTAAACTATTAATACCTCGGAGGGTATAAACAAATGGCTACTTTAGGCGTAAGAGCTTCTGGAGGACCACAAGGTCCAAGGAGAGCTACAGATGCAAACGTTTCTCAGAGAGAAGACCTTGCAAATTTTATTACGATGATAACAAGAGATGAAACTCCTTTTATGTCATCAATCGGAAGTGCGAAAGCAACTGCTATTTATCACGAATGGCAAACAGACAAACTAGAAGTTCCAGGAAACTCAACCATCGGAGAAGGTACAGACTACTTAGAGCCTTCATCAGCTGGTGGTGGAGGAGTTGGTACTGACGGTGCTTTCTTTAACAAGTCAGGTCCAAACAGAACCAGACTAGGTAACTACACACAAATCAATGGTAAAACTATTGCTGTGTCAGGAACTAGAAGGGCTGTAGACCAAGCTGGTGTTGCAGATGAATACGCATATCAGTTAAAGAAAAGAGGCACAGAGCTAAGAAGAGACGTTGAGCATGATATGATTCATTCTTTTAACGTATCAGCTGCTGTCGGTGCTCAAAACGGAACTGCAAGAACTGCAGGTGGATACCAATCTTTTATCAACAGCACAGACACTGTGAACTATGTTGGTGAGTGGGCTGCTCCAGCTACTGCTGGTGATGGTACAGGTAAGATCAGATCTTCCTTAACAACCACTGCTGTACCTGCAACTGGTTCTTTATCACTTTCTGAAATTGATTCTGTTATGCAGAAGATTTATGAAGAAGGCGGAAAGGCAACTAAGATCATGATATCACCAAAGTTAAGAAGAGACTTCTCAGACTTAATGATCAGTGATACTGGTGTTGTAAGAAATATAGATGAGAAAGGAAAGCTAAGACAGTCAGTAGACGTATACATGTCAGACTTTGGCGATCTAATGGTTGTACCTAACTACATCATGGGATTAACAAATAATGTTCAGTTCCAAAACTCAAACGGTACTCCAGCTAATATTTCAGCTACAACTAACGTTGCTAACTTTTCAGCACTTATATATGACCCACAGTGGTTCGCTATGGCTTCACTAAGACCTTTAAAAGAGGTTGACGTAGGACAGAAAGGTGACTCAACTGTTGGTATGATGGTTGAAGAATCAACTCTAGAAGTACGTAACCCATCAGGTTGTGGTGCTATCTACGGTTTAGCTTAACTATTATAAGGGGAAGTCAACATGGCTTCCCTTTTTTTATATAGGAGTATA